CGTGTCGAGGGTGTGCTGCTTGGTGGTGGTCATCTCCTCAAGCCGGGCGAGGGTCTCCCCGGACTCTCTCGTCCTGGCAGCCACCTCCTCTTGGAGCGTGGTGAGCATCGCCTCTGCCCGCGTGCGCTCTGCGGCCAGCATGGCTTGCACCCCGGAGGCCTCTACACGCCACCGCTCGATCCTGGCGGTCTGGGCGGCCTGGAGATCACGCTCGACCTCCGCGTACCGGGCCTGCATGGCGGCCAGCGTGGCCTGCGCCTCGGTCTGGGTCCCTTCGAGATGCCGCACGTTGGCCGCGAGTTCCGCCCCGCGGCGTTCCAGCGACGCGGCGGTGTCCAGGGCGTCGGCCATGAACTCCGCCGCGCGGTAGGTGTGGGCGAACTTGTCGAGAATCGCTTTCGCGGCCACGAAGTCCATGATCTCAGCCCCCTCCGACGGAGAACCGCTTCTGGACCGTGATGGAGCGCAGGGCCGCCTCCGAGGTGGAGGAGACCAGGATCATCGAGCCGCCGAGCGGGGGGGTGAGTTGTGCCGAATTGCCCGAGCCGATGGTGACATCCGAGCCCCCGGACTGATAATCCGACCAGGTGCCCGAGGCCGTGGCGCTCGTGACTTCCGGGGCGACCCGGATGGTCAGGGTGCCCGTGAGGGTCCCCGCCATGAGGATGAGCGCGGAGGCATCCTCGAGCCCCGTGAGGACCGAGGACGAGGCAAACCCCGAGTCAATCGTGAGCGTCGGCAGATTCGCCGTGTAGCTGCCCATAGGGGCCCCCTACTCGGTGCCGTGCCGGAGCGATGACGGGTGCTCCCGGACGAAGCCCACGATCGTCACGCGGATCGCCCCGCTGGGGACGACATACGGGCTCGCGGTGTTGGACACCGTGACCGAGAGCGTCGCCCCGCCGACGATGTACGCCCCGTATGGATAGCCCCGGTTCACGACGTTGCCGGGCGAGGACGGGGTGGCGGAGTTCGTGATGGACGTGGCCGTGAGGCCGAAGATGTTGGTCGAGACCGTGGCCGTGGTGCCGCCCCCGGCCGAGGTCGTCTCGGCGTTGACCAGGCCGACCCCGGAGAGCTGTTCCGTGTTGACCCCCGTGGCGAGGATGGACGCCCCGCCCGCGAGGATGTTGATCCGCGTGTTGGTGGACGCCGAGGCGCACCACGCCTGCGCGTTGACGATTTCGATGTCCATCCCCGTCGGGATGGTCCAGGACCACAGATTCACCTGGGCGGAGTGCCCCAGGCCGACGCCGAGGGACTCCGTACTGGCGGTCAACTGAAGATAGGCCCCTTTGAAGGGACCGGAGACGCCGCTCAAGCCCATAGTCGCTCCGTGGCCTTCCTCGGGGCATGGGGCCCCTTAGCCTGTCGATTCAGGCGGCGAAGGAGAGATCGCGTGCCCCCGGACCCGGACGCCAATCGCCCGGGCCCGGAGGCCCCGTGTCGTGTCAGTCTGCTCAGGCGCCCGCGCTTCCCGCGACGCCCTTGTAGTCACTCCAGCCGCGCACCCAGCGGGCGCGGACCTTGACCATCATGCTGGAGGTCTCGAAGCTCCAGTCGTGCATGATGTTCGCCTTCTCGCGCCAGTACGAGCGCACGTTCATGTCGTCCGGTCCCGCGAGCAGGAACCAGGCATCCTGGTCGGTGAGGTACGGCCAGATGACGACATTCAGATCGTCGTCCTTGAAGGCGTTGGTGGCGCGGTTCGAGGTATCCGACCGGTCGGTCGAGCGCACGAGCTCCTTGCCGAGCCAGCCGAGTTCATACGGCAGGAGGAGCGTCTTCGCCCGCCAGTGCAGCAGCTTCCCGGCGTCATCCACGGTGTCGGCGATGACGTTCATCAGGTCCCGCATCGACTGCACGGACAGGTCCGCTGCCGTGGTCAGCGTGTTGCTGCCCGACCCGCCGCCGATCAGGGTGTGCGCGGTCGAGAAGAGTACGGCCCCGTCGGGGGAGCCGGTGGTGGACGAGAACCCGTTGTTGTACAGGTTCGCGTGGTCCGTGTTGTACGTGAACGTCAGCGAGGCCCCCAAGGCCCGCGCGGCGTCGGAGACGACTTCCTCCTGCTCGTCGTCGAGGGCTTCCTTCGAGGTGCGAAACGCCAGCTCATAGGTATCGGGCTGGTACTTCTTGTCGAAGCCCTGCGCCAGCTCGTCGTAGGCGACGGGGGCGCCTTCCGCCTTGATCGGCACGGAGCCGAAGGAGGCCACGGTCGTGGTGTTGATGAACGGTTTCGAGCCCATGTCGCGAATCTTGACCACCGACGGCACGATGCCATCTTCGATCTTGATCTGGTCCATGAGTACGTCTTCGAGGAGTGCCAGCCGAACCAGGAAGAGGTCCGGCAGACCCGAGCGTAAAGTCGCCATGGTCGGAGGGCTCCCTTAGATGCCAGCGGAGGGGCTGGCGAAGAAGTGAAAGCCCGGGTTGATCTTGACGATCACCTTGCGCGGGCTGCTCGAGGCCGAGGGATAGGTCGTCCCCTCGACGGGATGCAGCCCCAGGAACTGCAACATCTGCGCGCCCGTGGCGGTGGTGGTGGAGGTGTCCATTTGCAGGATGGAGCGGTTGCGCGCCAGGTTCGCCGTGCCGGTGGGAATCAGCCCCACGGGCCCGAAGGAATTGCCCACATGCGTCTGGGCGATGGCGGTGCCGACCGAGTCCTCCTGACAGACGAAGAGCTGGTCGGGGTGGTCGTAGAGCGCGATGGTGGTCCCGGCCGAGGCCGAGAGCGTGGTTTCCGCGGCGACGCCGACCACGGGGCCGAGGATGCCCCAGGCGTCGTTGATCCGGTCCACGAGGCCGGTGGACAGCATGGTCACGATATCCCCGCCGAAGATCGTGGTGGTGGCGGCTTTCACGTACTCGCGGATACGCAGCGGCGCGGCGTCGGGCAGGAGCCCGAACGGGGCATCCGTGGCGACTTTCAGGTACGGCATGTGACGGTCTCCTTACTCGCGGCCCATCGTGCGGCCGTCGGCAATGGTATGGGTCGGATGGCGCCCGCCGGCACTGGTGACGTAGCGGCCGAACTGCCCGCCGGCATAGGCGTCATTGGTGGCATGCAACTGATCGGTGGCCTGCCGCGACTGCCGGGCCACGCGGGCGGCTTTCAAGCGGCCCTGCGACTCGACCCACGCGGTATACATCCACGCGAGAAAGTCCCCCGCGTGATCCCCCCGGCGGACGGTGTTGTCGGGGGCGGCCAGGGTCTTGAGCTTCAAGCGGAACCGGGTATCGCCCTTGGCAGGGACGGCCTGCCAGTAGCGCAAGCCGGATTGATTGACGACCTTCGGACTGAGCCAGCGGAGGGTGATGTTGTCCGGCGCGTCGAGGAACTTCCGCGCGTCGGAGTCATGCTTGTCATACGTGGGATCGGTTTCCCACGGGGGCGGCGGGACCTGGTTTGCCAGGTCCGCCACAGCGGCCTGGGACACCGTGCCGAGCACCTCCGGCACTGGCGCGTGCAATAAGGCTTCCGTGGCGCTGCTGAGTCCCGTTGACGCCGGGGACTGGGCGAATCGCTGGCCGATGCGAGCGGCTCCCATCACGCATGCTCCTCTCGAATGGCTTGAATGATCATGGGCGAGACACTCGACCGCCCGGCGGCTTGCCGGGCCTCGAAGCGTTTCAGCGCCCCCTGGGGGTCCTTGACGTTCATGCGTTGCGCGATCCCGGCGACGCGGCGATTGAGCGGCCGGACGGCGGCCGTCGCCGCCGCTTGCGGGCTCCGACGCGACGCCGCCCCGTCTATGGATTGCTGCGCGGCGACCCCGGCCCGGCGGGTGGTGTCGCCCCCGCCGATGCCCGGTGCCGTCAGATGGGGCGCGGACACGATGGCGGCCTTGATGGCTTCGAGGTCCGTGAGGAGCCCCGGTTGCCAGCCGTTGGCGAGGAAGTGCTGCCGCGCCTGATAGACGGCTTGGGTGAGCGGATGCCCGGGGTCCTGTTGCAGCATGGGGTAGCGCGTGAAGAGGTGCCCCAGGGCCTGCTGGACCGAGGAGACCTGCTGGAGATGGGCGAACTGTGCGCCCGTGGCCCGCTGCGTCTGCCGGGAGACGAGGACCTGGATGGCCTCGCTATTGCCAGCGGCGGCGAGTTGGGCGAGCTGCTCGTCGGTGTACTCCGCGCCCTGGACCGGCGCGGGGGCCGGGGCGTGTTGCAGGCCCTGCAAGGCCGACAAGAGTTCCGAGTTCTGCCGCTCGATCTTGGTGTACTTCCGCTGCATCTCGGCCAGGACGTTGCGGGCCGGGCGATCCCCTGGCAGCGGAAGACTGTCCTCCGCTGGGTGCGCCTCCGGCGTCTCCTCGACCGGGACCGGCTCAGGCTCGGGGGTCGGGTCTCCCACCTGCTCGTCAGGCTCAGGCATACGATCCTTTCTGCGACGCGCTCACGGGCGTCAGCCGGTGGTCCGCTTCTTCTTGGCCGGTCCCGTGTACCAGGGGCCGACGTTCGTGCTCCCGCCGGGGCGCTGCATCGCGCCCTCCTTCAACTGGCTCGCGGTGTCGAGGGACCCAGACTTCTTGAAGCCCTTCTGGCGGGCGATTTCCTTCCGGCGCTTCTCGGGCATGTTCATCCCGCCGGGCATGGTCAGTTTCATCAGGAGGCTCCCTTGTAGCGGGTGGTGAAGAAAGACGCGGCCTTGACGGCCTTGCCGCTCGTGAAGCCGCCGACGGCCTTGGCTTCCTGCTGGCGATGCGCCCCGATGTCGCCCTTCGGGCTCTGGGAGACCCCTGTGGGGAGATGGATGGGCATCGCGGACTGCTGGGGCATGGCGTCCGTGGACGGCCGCCCGAGCATACGGATGCGTGTCTGCCGGATGACCCCTGGATTCGCCCGCGTCGCCTTACGTGGCATGGCTGGTCTCCTCCCGGCCCTGCTGCCGGGTCTCGTCCAAGAGGGTCTGGGTCACGAGATCGCGGGCGCGCCGCAACCCTTCGAGCACGCCCTGGTGGTAATCGAAGCGTGTGGCGGTATCCGCCGCCATCGCCAGTAAT